CGCCTACCCGTGACTTTGATGTTTTTGTCTTGTTAATGACAAAACCGACAGACTCAAGTATTTCAGTATATTTGTCGAATGTTTCTTGAGTCCAGTGTGCCGCGTGATCGTCCCCAAATATTAATGTAGATTGTAAATTCTTTTGATATATTTGTTGGGATCGATGTGATGTAAGAGCACAGGCTTGGTAGACACAGTACATGTGTAGCCAGTTAAGGATTGAGAAAGAGAGAGGCATACCCATTTGTGTGCCTCTTTTTGTTGTTGTAATAATTTTATAGTATTCTTGTCCTTTCTGTCCTTTCTTTTTGACAATATCAACTGGTCCTACACTCATGAGTGCTAATTCTCTTTGGACTTCATTCCAATCCAATGCATTTGCAAAGCCGTTAACGACGGCTTGTGCAGCAGTACGTTTGATATAATTTGTTGCTGATTTTAGATCAGAGGCAAATAGGAATCTATTTCCCTCCGTACTCACAGCCGATAGACGCTTAGCCATATGTTTATAATTGCAATTGAATGCGTCTCGGCACATTGGATGTAATCTGGTAATGCGGGTCATTTGATCCGATAAAGGTTTCAGCATAGCGTTGAAGTAGGCGTCGCCTTTTCCAACGACTCTTGCTTTGTTACCTTTGACGAGGACTGTTTTCATCTCTATCTTAGGATGGGGATTATCTTTTTTATATTCTTCAAAAGCCTCGAATATTGTTTTTCTCCAGATTGCACTTGGAAGTCCCTGAAAACTTATTTGTTGAGGTATGTTTGGTGGCGCATTAACCGTTCTAGTTCTAATATTTTCCTTAGCGATTGCGACCCACATACCAAAATCAGGGTGGTGAATTAGAAATTTCATAGACATAGGTTTATCCCCAATTATCTTCCAAAATAATTTTCCTTTTTGGGGAGAAAGTGACGTTATAGCCGTCCGCCCACGTTCGATCTTCTGTTCAATTGGATCTTTTATATTTAGATATCTTCTTGATTCTTGAACGGTGAAGATCTCGGCCCAAAGTTCCCTTGCGGCTTTGTCGTCCGGGTTCCGCATACATATTTGCGGTAATGAAACCTTGTTCACCCATGATTCAACACGTTTTCTTATGCACTCATAAGTTCCGC